GGAAATCTTTTGGAAGCGGATTGATAACTCGGTCGTAAGGTTCAATCACGCCGAACGGCTGATATTGCGTACCACCGGATTGTGCGGAGATATTGGCTCTTGCCAATATCGGATTGCTCCACGACGCGCAATCTGTCGGATTGCCATATTCGTCGTTTCCGGCAATAGGCGTTGCGTAGTAGAACGCCCGCATATTCGCAGCAAGCCCGTTCATTGGATAACACCCGCATAAGGAACAACGTTCTTCAGCATCGGTATATCGCCGCCGTCATAGGTGCGGTCAATCCCGTTCTCTGAATGACGCGATTGCCCTTCCGCTCCGCGCTTGTTCAGCAAAAAGACGGCGATCTCGCATTGCAGGTAATGATATTTTTTCGGTACATCGAAAAGATCACCCACCCCTATCTCTATCGTATCATTGGTTCCTTCCGCAGAATCAATCGCCCATCCCGCACCCGTAATCGAGTAGACTTTCGAAAACACACTGGTTCCATCGACAGTCCTGTCAGCAATGGGCGTGATTTCTTCCGTAAGCGAAGAACCGTTGATATCGAGGCCGGAAATCGTTATAATTCCCAGCGTATCATCTGTATCTTCCGCAGATACTGTCACAGTGATGTTTCGCGGAACGTCTGGTTGCCCGTCAAGTGCATACGCACCGTTTGACATTTCAGTGGATTCCACAATTCGGTCAACGTCGATATTCTGGAATGGATAGAGCTTGTTCAAGATTCGCTGACCAGCCTGATTGATGAAAGCTGTGAGAACGGCATCGGTGTCAGAAGTGGTCGTTAATTGTTTCAGTAACGCTAACTTTTCTGCCGCCGTCATACCGCTCACCCCTTAATGGCATCCACCATCTGTTGCTTGGTCGTTCCGAACGCGAAGGTAATCCCCTTCGCTTTTGCGATCTTGCGAAGCTCGTCTACCTTCATATTCACAGAAACGCTCTCAGGCTCGCTTGAAGCCGATTTAAGCAGAGTTTCTGCTATGGGAGTAGAATTATCGCTCTTATAGCCGGTGGCCTTCAAAATCGCAATTTCGCGCTCATTTGACGTATCATATACGCCATTCACAAACTTGCAAAGCGGTTTGTCGTTCTCACCGTCCCAGACAATCGTGTTTTTCTTGACGCCGTTTTGCTCCGAATAGAACCTCATGGGTTTCCTCCTTAATAGGCCGATCCGAGTGCGACCCTCCGCCAGTTCGCGTCATTCACGGTGTTTGTGTCAATGGCGATATAAAGGTAATTCGCATCCACATAGGTCTGCCATTGCGCCCCGACCGTTCCGGCAGAACCGCCAGCAAGCGCGACAGCCTCGCCAGCAAACGCACCGTGGGCCATCGTTTCAGCAATAGCAATGCTGTTCCCGGCAGTCCCTTTGGCATCCGCAGCCAGCGTAAGCGTATCGCCAGCGCCAGAGGTCGCGCCCACGCCCTGCGTATCGCTCGCCGTAACAGCCGCAATGAACGCGGTCTTTGCATCTCCCTTTGTGCAATCCACGCCGGCAGTCGTGGTTCCAAGCATACCCGCATCAAAGATATTCCCTTCATTGTCAAAGGTTTCGGTCGTTACAATACTGTTCCCGGAAGTGCCTCCGACAAGAGCGGTCAGAATGCAGTCGTTTCCGTCAAACGCAGCCGCAGACACAAACTCGCTCGCGGTATTGAACGTGTCGGTTCCGTTGATTGCGGCAACAATATTTAGCTTCGTGGCCGCAAGGTCAATACCGATACCGATATCGCCGTCACCGTTCGCGCTTGCAAGTGGAACAAAGGTAAACAGTTTATCGCCAATCGTCATTGTATCGCCATTGATGGGATTGACGGCGACGGTGAGTTTCCCTTGCGCAGCCGTTACGAGCGCCGTAATATCAACGGCAATCGTGCTCCCTGCGGTCAAACTCTGTGCAGCATCAGCGCAAAACTCGTATACGTCATCGCCAATCGAAACCGTTTCGCCGTCAATTACAACGCCGTCAATCGTCATTACGATAGACGCAGCCGCAGCATTCGTCGGCGTTCCATTTGCAAGCTCGATTTCTCCGGGCTGCAACGCAGAATCAGCCAGGGCAAGCGAAGCCTGGACAGCCGCTGCGAGTTTTGCAAGCGTTACATTTGCGTCAAGGATTTTCGCCGTAGTGATCGCGCCATCCGCAACAGTTCCAGCCGTAGCGGCCTTGCTATTGGTGCCGTCATGGTCATGTCCTGCGGTTACATCCATAATCGCTTCAAGGATAGCACGCAATTCAGGATTGCGGATTTTCGCAAGATTATACGTAGAATAAGATGCCATAGTTATACCTCCATAGAAGGGGCGGGGTTTCCCGCCCCATTTGTTCCTATGTTACGAAGTGGCCAAACCGGTAATCGTGCCGTGGTATTCCTCCGGGCCGTAGTCAAGACCAACCTGTGCGTACAGGAAACCGCCGCGCTTAGCGGTAGTTACAGCAACTTCCTGATCGCGGATTAGCTCCCCTTCGGACGGGCAGAATACCGGACTGATATACGCCATGTCGGCAATAAGGATTTTGTCTGTAGGCATGAAGGGGTCATACACAACTGAAAGTTTGGTAAAGTCAGTCAGAATAGTGTCGATTGCCTCGCCACCCATAGTGCGGCTTTCAGGAGCATACCCGTACAACGCGGTAAGCGATTGAATCTGAAATGCGTTTGCAATCAGCAGCATGTTATCAAACTCTGCGCCATTGTCCGCCATTTCTTTCACAAGGGTATTGATATGCGACTTTGCAATAGCAGCACTTCCGGCGGCTACGGTGTTGGTTGCACAGGCCTCAATGATTCCGCGTGTTTTGGCAACGGTCGCGGCCGTAGACTGCGCAACATACGAACCCTGCAAGAACGAATATTCAAGGTCAATTGCCATCTGCTTCAGTGCGGCCATGCGCTGGAACGCAAGTTCATCCCTTACGGGTTGATTCTGTCCCGCAATAGCAAGCCCGCTGATTTCGCCGGGCGTAGAGCGTTTTGCGAACGTAACACCATACGGATATTTCATGATCTGGCAGGTGTTATAATCCTGTCCACGAGTATAGGTAATTTCCGTAGTATCCGAAACAGACGTTGCTTCGGACTTGACGGCGGTAGCTTGGTCAGCAGCGCGAAGTGCCCATGGCTGTGCAATGGGGAAATTGAAACTATCATACGTTTTCCCACCGCCAGAAAGTGCGCCGATCCTATTGAGAAACGGCGTTTTGTTTGCGCCAATCAGATACAGTTTACCTAGATAATTGAGGTCTTCGCGATCTGTGTATGCCATTTATTATCACTCCTTGAGTTGTTTGATTTGCCTTTCGAGCGCATCCATTGCCATAACATCGCCTTTCTTCTCGGCTTCGTTATATTGCGCAATGAGTGCATCTCGCGTTCCATTTCCGGGTTTCCCCCGCCCAGCAGGAGGTTCATTGTCCCCTGCGAGTACGGCGGCACGTTCCGCCTTTCGGACGTTCTCGATGTATGTTTTCTGGTTGGCGTATACTTTTGCCATGTCACCGGCGGCCAACGCTTCGGCGGTATCTGCTGCAAGTTTCTCGTCATAACCAAGAGCCATGAATTGAGCCTTGCTTTCGATAACAGCGAGTTTCTTTTCCGCTTCTGCCAAACGACTGTCCTTGTCTGCTTCGGCTGCGGCGCGTTCGGCTTCTTTCCGCTCATCCTCCGTCATTTTTTCCTTGAGTTGCCGTTTGAGGTCTGCGGCTTCCTTGGTCGCCTTGTCGATAGCCGCTTTAACGGCTTCGGCATGGGCTTCTTTGGTCAAAAGGCCGGAAGTGTCGGGAAGGGAGTAACCGTCAACCAGTGCGAGCTTCTCTTCTGCCGTCATATCAGCGCGGTATCCTTCGAGCTTCGTGATATCCATACATTCTCCTTGCGCTTTTAAGTGATCTCCCACTTTTGCGATTTGCGGCTTCTCTGCCGTTTGCGTTTAATTGCTTCTCTGCAATGAAAAGAGCGTCAAACCGCCTTTTCTGGCATGCTTTGCACTTTATCTCGACACACGATTTCTCGTCTATCTTCGCAAGTAGTTTACCACAAACCCTTCCGTTTGGCAACTTATGATTACATCGAAACTCAAACAGACGAACCACCGCCTAAATCAGGAGCGATTTCACCCGCCGCTTCGTCGGCTGTTGCGCTCACGGTAGCCTTTGCGGTATCAGGAATGGTGATCTTAACCTTGTCGTAGTATTCCTGGCTCTTTTTGGCTGCGTCCTCCGGGTCGGAGAATAGCCCACAGGTTGAAAATGCAAGTTCGGGCGCAATCTTATTGGTCGCAAGCATGTTCAGTAATACTTGGCTCTTGGCAACAAGCCCCTCATAAATCCTACGAGTGAATTTGATATCAATATCCTTAAGTGTTAGCGTAGTTCCGATTGTATCTCGCATGATACGAAGAACTGCGCGAAGGAAATATACTCTCTCTGGCAACTTGAACGCCTTTTCATCCGGCTTGGCCAAGGTTTCAGTGCTTGACCATCCATCGCGCATCTCCACAGCTCTCCCTGTGTCGGAAGTTGACATACCACCGCTGGAATTGGTCGGCATACCCACAATTTCATAGATGGTTTTGCGCATGTAGTCTACAACGGTCTGCGTGTCTGCTTGTTGCAACTGACTTGCAAGAATATCAATCCCGACTTTTCCTGCGTCCGTAACGGCGGGCAGTTTGATAACGCCCTTATCTTTCAGCGCAACAGCTTCATCGCCGTCGATATCAATGCCATAAAGCACGATCAAAGACTGAATGAACTGCTCTATCCCGTCAATCCGGTTACTGGAAACGGTATTCAGTGCATCAAGAAGAGGAAGAACAAGCTCCATTGCGCCCAAGCGGATAGAATTGAGCGGATATTCGATGATCGGGATGAATTTCAGGGCGTGTGGATATTCTTTAACGGTCGCTTCCTGTCCTTCCGCGAAATTAACGTCGAATCTATACTCATTCGTATAGACGGTATAAATCTTTGTCTTATCTTCGCGCTCGATATACTTAACTCCGGCAATAGGCGGTTCCCCAAGCCCGGAATGATAAATAACGAACGAATAACGTGGGTCAAGCGTATAAGCTTTTATAACAGATTCATCCGGATCCAGTTCTCCTTGATTATTCAGCCACGGAGTGACTGTGGATTTTATATATTCGGCATTCGATATCACCATACGATAGCCTGTCCCACAGGTATTGCGCCATTCGCAAAGCTCGATATCAAGGTTTTCCTTGCCGATCAGCAGCATTTGGTCGTTTAACTTCTGGATTTCATCGGAAATGCTGGCGTCTTTCCCTCTGGAAACATATTGTATCGGTTCTCCACACAAGTTCCCTGTCCTGAACGCCACAATCTCGTTGGCGACGTTCTCAACAATGCGGTTGCAGATTTCAGGCCGATTTTTCTTTAGCCGTTTAAGTATCGGTTGGTCGCCACGGCGGTAATTATGGAGATAATTGATTTGGGCGCTGTTTTCGTCATGAATCAAAAGAGCAGACGATAAAATAGCAACGACATTCGCCGCCGTGATCTGCTTTTCGTCGCACAATATTTTGGTACGCCCAATATATTTCACATTCGGCGTAGTATTTCCCGGCAAATTATCAGCCATAATACGCCTCCTTTAGCATATCATAATACGGAGCATTAGCATTGTCAAGCATAGAATTATGAAATTTCAATTCTACTTTTTGCTATATCATAATACTTTAGGTCTAGTTCTATTCCAATAAAATTACGGTTCGTTTCTAAACAAGCCATTCCTGTACTTCCAGAACCCATAAACGGGTCTAACACTAAGTCATTTTCTGAAGAACTATTTTCAATCATTACTTTCATAAGCTCCACAGGCTTTTCTGTTGGATGTAATTTGTTACCCATTTTATTATTGACCTCTATTGTTTGACAAGAACTCATATTATTTATTGCTTTGGCCTTCCCTTTTCTAAAAAACAATATATATTCTAAGTTCTTCATGTACCATCTATTTGCCGTAATATTGTTCTTTTTCCATACAAGCAAATTATGGAACTTGAATCCTACGTCATCACACACATTTAACATTTTTTGTAAATTTAAGTTATTGGTCATAATATAAAAATGGCTATCATTTTTCAAGACCCTATATAGTTCTGGAAGATATTCTTCTGGAGAAATATCATTATGTTTGAATATTTTTCCATCATTCTTTTCTAATATTGAACCATTATATCGATGTGCCAATCCCTTTTCGTGTCCTCCACCAATAACTGTATATGGCGGATCTGTACAAATTAAATCAATAGAATTAGAATTCATTTGTTTTAATTGTTCTAAACAATCGCCTTGAATTAAATTATACAAAATTTCCTCCTAAAATATATGTCCGAGATAAGTTATTTTTGCCCCGACAAGGCTTTGTGCATATTCCGCGTACATCGACATGCCGTCGGGAACATCGTCATTCTTGTTTTTACCGACAACCGTATATCCACACAGCATATTAATCATTTTTGCATAATCGCTCTGCGGCGTATATTTCGACTTGTCTTTGAACAGGCAATGTTCTTTCACCCACGCGCTGTTTATAATGATTTTCGTTTCCTTGTTCGCTGTTGAAAACTTTGTGGTGATGTGTGTAATGCCAGACTTCGACTTTATAATATCGCGGACTTTTTGCGCTACGCGCCCACCGGCGCTGTTGCTCTCAAAACGCGCCTGTTTAACCTTGTGCTTGATTAAAACTGCAGCCAGGCGCTCATCCACAACGTCAGGAAGCCCGTTGTCGCACACGCAATCCTCGATGTAATGGTCGTTCCCATAAATATACCCGACCGGAAGAAATGCATAGTCCTTCCCTTTATCTTTTGTGTCGCAGATCGCTATAATCGCATCCGGTTCACCCTCCGGCAAATCATAATATCTTCGCAATTCAGATTCATCATAGACAAGTCCTTCTCGCTCAATCGGTTCGCACATATACAGCGCCCGCCAGCTTGCGTCATCCATGATCGAACGCTGTGTGCGATAAAACTCCGTTGTGAACCCAACGTCATTTCCATAGTCGAAATTGCTTTCATCGTTCTCATTCATGGCAGGAACCGCAATAAACTTCGCTCGCGGGTCATCAGCATAAATCTGTTTAAGGCGGTTTATAACGTCGTGAACAGACCACGGGGTAGCGACGTGCAATTCTTTACAGCTGCCGATTTTTCTCTGCCGCAGGTCTGTGGTATACTGCTCCCACTTTTTATCCATCTGGTCTTTGGAGAGAGCTTCTTCAATTCCGCTTACAAGGTCGTCGCAACATAGTAATTTCTGCGCCCGAACCTTGCCTGCATTACCAGACCCAACAGAGCTGAACTCCAGCGTTTCAAACCGCTGTGATGTTCCGAGGTCAATGCGCATATCCTTAGCGTTGGTGGAAGCTATTTCGATATTCGGGAACACATCATGCCATAAATATTCACCGTCAGGCTGTACAAGACGCAAGCATTCCGCATACATTCCCCCTAGAAGTGAGTTTGAATGACTGCCATGCAGGATAGGCTTTGACGGATACTTGCCCCCGAGCCACACGCTATTAAACAGCTCCATTGTTGTTTTACCCGTGCCAGGGGGCATGCTCACAACAAGCAGGTCTAGCTCATCGTTTTCAAGCCGTGTCATTTCGTTTGCAATAGGTCGCAATATTCTCCTGCGCGGATAGTAAAATTTAGCCTTCGCCTCCCTATCCCATTCGATATATAGACAAAAGCTATCAAGGTCATGCGGAGCTGCCGCGCGGAGCAC